CTTTACGAAGCCCAAAAGGTCGATGATCGCACTTGTGCGTGATCAAAGATCGTTTTGTAGAGGAGTTACCAGCAAAACGCAGTCCCCCTTACCGAGCATTGCTCGGCGGGTTATAGACTGCTCTAGAAATTGTTGAATTCATTCTGGATAGGATTTCTATCTTATCCAAAACGTTTTCTACAGAAACCCTCGCCCTCGGACGACGGTTTTTGTATATTTGTTCTTGAGTGATCGGAGGAAGTCGCCAGACATCCCCAGACCACTCTCTTTGTAATGGGTCGCTGACGCTAATCCCTAGGGAATAGTTCGCCATCGGCATCATAAGTTTTGTTTCCATGTAAGTCTCGAGACTGCCTTGATCGATTAAGATCTCGACAGTGACGGGCATTACAACATGAATTGCCTTCTTAAAACCGCTGTAATCCATTGAGTGAAAAACCCAATCGACTATAGCGATTCTTCCAATGATTTTTGACGGAAACTTTCTAGCTGCTAGCTTAGCAAGTTTCCTGTCATCTGTAACAATTATAATCAATTCTTCTGACATCCTTTGGATGTTCAAAAGAATGATTGGATCATCTTCGATGATATTCACCGGAGGAAGTTCGAAAGTCCTTCCTGCGATGACATCTTCGTAGTTATTTGTAAACCATTGAGACAGTTGGGCGACTTCCCGTTGATACGGGGAGTCGGCCTTCGGTCTCCTTTTAAATCTCTTTAAGTACTGAAACTCGGGCATACGAACCCTTAACGGGTCCGATTGCGCGAGAATCGATACAAGTTCTTCAGGGTACAAGTCCTGGTCTGAGTTATACCTCAGCAACCAGGGCGTGGCCTTAAATTTTGTTACAAATCGTTCAACGATTTCAAGGACTTCTCCTTCGGAGTAGTCCTTGATAACGAGAGCGGTAGTTTTGAGCACCTCGAACAAATCGCTGTTTACAACGACTTGGTCCAAAGATGCCATTCTTTCGTGGAAAAGGTAGTACTTTTTGACTTCAGTCTCAGGTACTAGAACCTTGTTCCTCTGTAATTGTTCAAGGGTGCCAGGTGGGAAGAGACTTGTCTCATCCCGCTTGACAACCCTAAACTTTTTAATTGGATGGTCTTCTGGAATCGTTAACGTTTCCACAATACCTTCCTTCTCAAAATGTGTTGTGTCCCTAACAACTCCGCGTAATTCGGTGATGTTAGGTGACAGTTCACCAAGTGCTTCTCTCATCACTTCGGCGATGACGTTTTTACACCATCGTCGTTGTGACATGATTGATTTATGCCAGGAGTAAACGTCCCAACCCGGGGCGATTTTTCCTGAACCGAAAATTTGTCTCGGTAGAAAGACAGGTTCTGGCCTGTCTCTCAAACCGAGACCTATATCTTGACAAGCAGAAGAAACTGAGTACAGGAAGTTAATTCCTGTCTGAGAATCCTTTGCAACATATTCGAGTTCCTTTCCCAACAAGGTATACTTACCTTTTGGGTCGGAACTGTAATCTTGTCTGTCTTTCTTCGTATCTATGATCAGTCTCCCTTTTGGGTGATCAAGGTACGGAGAAATACGTGAGTCTTTTAACCGGTTGGCATTTTTCACTGTGTGAAATCTGTCAATCGGAAAACGGAATACCTCTTCACAGTACGTTGCCCAGTCCTGGGTAACGAACGTGTCGAGTTCAGATCGTTTATATCCTAGAAGGGTAGCCCCTTCTAAGAAATATTCGAAATATTTTAATCGGTCTGGTCCGGCAGCAATCCTATTGCCGTCGTCGCCATTCCCCACTCCCATGGAAATCACTCTTCTCCCCATTCTGAGTTTCGCGTAGCGATCGCAGATTGGGTGGGCAAGGGATAGGTTTGTCTTGGTTAATGGATCCCCCATGGGGATTCCATTTACCATTTTACCCTTGTATTTCCCGTTGTAATACAGGTTCTTGTCCCCTACCCATACGGATAGTAGGACATTAACCACATCATCTGTTAATCCCATTTTCGTGAGAAGCGGTCTCATGACTGCTTCCCCTGATTCATGGGTAGGGTTATCAGTTGCTTTCTCCCAATCGAAAGAAAGAATTGATACCTCATCTTCAAACATGAACTCTGAACGCTTCGGATCCGAAGAGTCCAGACTCTGTACAAAAGCCCATCCCAATCTCCCTGCTTTGAAGCTTTGCTCCAAGTCAGGAACACATTTGGCCATTTCAATGGTCAAGTGTGAGAATGGTTGTAAAAGAACGTCTTTGTAGAATGATCCACTTGTGACCACTCTACATTTTCCGTTTTCTCGTATACCGGCAACGTTGACATCCCAGATGTCAGCGTCTCCGCGTAATGCCTTTTCGAAGGCAATCTTCCAAAGGGTAGTCCCTAGTTCACCTCCTTCGTTAAACGGGGAGGGAGCCGGGGGCTTCTCTATCGAATTATTGCGGACCATCTCCTTGAGATAGCCGAACTTGCCTTCGTCTTTCTTGCGGTTTTCTCTGCACGCGGAAGTTGACATGCTTGCTCTAAAGTGAGCATTAATCGCGTCTGCGTCGAATACCACATCACCCGTGACTTCATCTATTGCTTGCAGTAGGTGAGGGTTCGGGGTGAATACTTGTTTGGTCATAACGGTACTGAAGAATTTCTCCAGTGTCGATTCGACCATCTTTTTGTCAGCGAGACCTGTGGATCGTGTTTGCGCGAACGTGCAGACACGAAACATTTTCTCCTTTGAATTTCTCATTGATAGATTCTTATTGTAGTATTCTACAATAGGTATCATCCATAGATCATTTCTAAATTTTTCAGAGATGACTGTTTTCTTTTCGAAAGCAGCCTTCCTGATTTCCTTACGAAAATCCTTTATCGCAGTAACTGTTCGAGAATAGTTATTGAGACAATTGGAAATTATTGAATTTGAGATTCGATCTGTGACTGCGTAAGCAGACCCAGACTGACATCTCAATACTTCTGGG